TCCTTATCATGGATGAAGTTTTTGACTCATCTCTGGATGGATTCGGCACGGATGAATTTCTTAAGATTATTCGTTTTGTTATTAAGGATGCTAATATATTTGTCATCTCTCATAAGACAGACTTACATGACAAATTTGAAAGTGTCCTAAAGTTTGATAAAGTAAAGGGTTTTTCAACTATAGTATCCTAATACGCCTAAAAACAATGCAAGTTCCAAACTGGAAGCACCACTCTAAAAAGGAGCAGAAGAGGAAACTGAAACCACAGGCATTAAGAGATGCTAAGAGGAGAAGGAGTGCTTTATTAAGTAAGTTTTCTGAAACACATAACTTCATTAAAAACGAGAAATGTTAGGAAATGCTGACTATATAAGATAGAATGATGAGGTAATCGAAATGATCTGAAACTTTTTGATTATTTAATCTATGTGCTTGGAGGATATTATGCACAATCTTATTTCGTATAATCAACTTGCGGGTTGGACGCAATTTGAAAAAACAGTCGATGAGTGTAACGAGCAGAACGATAAAATTAACGATTACTTCGATTGCTTAATCGAGTGCGATGAAAATCACGGAGTATGTCAACGTATTTGTGTAAATTTACTAAAATGAATCCAGTTTAAAAAGTGTCTATCCGGAGGGTTGCTACCCTCCTTTTTTTGTATAATAGGTCTATACGAAACAAATGTATGGTCTCCCACGAAATCAAATCTCAACTTGCCAAGCTCCTTGCCACTGAAGACCTTGTAGTGGAGCACAAAAAGGTTGAGACTGCCTCCTTCAACGTCCATAGTCGGGTATTGACCCTGCCGATGTGGGAGAGGGCAAGTGAGGTTGTTTATGATATGCTTGTGGGTCATGAAGTCGGTCATGCTCTTTATACTCCTGATGAAGACTGGACCAGTCGGTATAAAATGCCTCCACAGTTTGTGAATGTGGTTGAAGATGCCCGTATCGAAAAACTGATGAAACGTCGATACATGGGTCTATCAAAGACCTTTCACAAGGGATATAAAGACCTTTCAGAAAGAGACTTTTTCTGTCTTGATGGTGAAGATGTCAATAAAATGAATCTTGCCGATCGAGTCAACCTTTATTTCAAGATTGGTAAGTTTGTTGATATTGAGTTCAATCAATTGGAAATGAAAATCGTCCGTATGATTGATACTTGCGAAAGTTTTGAGGATGTCCTCGAAGCTTCTTATACACTTTATCGTTACTGTAAGCAGGATGGAGATCCTGTCACAGACCAACATCAACTGGTGCAGCAAGTTACTGATTCCGACAGTGGTGAAGACACTAATGCTAATGAGAGTCAGTCGCAAGAAGGAAATAATGACCAACCTGATATGGCAGAAATCGATGATCCTACCGATGCTGGTGGTGATATCGAACAGGACAAGGAAAACAATGATGGGAGTGGTGGTGAAGACCCAGAAGTTGAAACCATGAAGTCACTTGATCAAGGTCTCAAAGAATTTGTGGATATGTTTTCTGATGAAAGTAATTATGTCGAACTTCCTAAATTAGATTTGACTAAGATTGTTATTCCCACCTCAGAAATTCGTGAGACAATTGATTCTCATTGGAAAACAATTACAGATAATTTCTCGTATGTTACTTTATTTGAAGATGCTGATAGTAAATATAAAGAATTCAAACGTTCTGCTCAAAAGGAGGTGAATTATCTTGTCAAAGAATTTGAATGTCGAAAATCTGCTGATAGTTATGCTCGTGCTACTACTAGTCGCACTGGAGTGTTGGACTGCTCTAACCTCCATACTTACCAATACAACGAAGACTTGTTCAAAAAGGTAACTACCCTTGCCGATGGTAAGAATCATGGTCTTATCTTTATTCTAGATTGGTCTGGTTCGATGCAGTATGTGATGGAAGATACTATCAAACAACTCTTCAATCTTATTTGGTTTTGTCGTAAGGTCAATATTCCTTTCGATGTCTATGCCTTTACTTCTGAATATCCTTATGTTGTTCATGATGATAATGGTGTGGCAGATATTCGTGAACGTGCCTATGAGAAGAAAAATGGAATAGTTGCCATTGGTGAATGGTTTTCATTGATGAATATTCTTTCTAGTAGCAGCACCTCTAAAGAGTTGGAAAATGATATGTTGAATATCTATCGTATTGTTCATTCATTCATGTATTATGTTTCTTACTCTATTCCTTCTGCTCTGTCACTTTCTGGTACTCCACTGAATGAGTCATTGGTTGCTCTTCATCAAATTATTCCGCAGTTTAAAAAGAAGCATTCACTTCAGAAGGTGCAGTGTGTTGTGTTGACTGATGGTGATGCAAATGCTCTCAAGTTTCACAAAGAAGTTATGAGACAAGAAACTCCTTACATGGGATGTGTATATATTGGAGAAAATTGTTTTCTTCGTGATCGTGAGTTGGGCACAACTTACACTCTTTCAGATCAGTATGCACAATTTACTTCTGTGCTTCTTCGTAATCTTCGTGATAAATTTGTCGATACTAATTTTATTGGTATTCGTATTCTAAATAATGGTTCCGATGCCGGTACATTTATTCGTCGTCATTGTTACTCTAGTCCAGAACTTTATGAAAAAATCATGAAGGCATGGAAAAAGGAAAAAACCTTTACCATCAAGAGTGCCGGTTATCATAGTTACTTTGCTCTTTCTTCTTCTGTGATGTCAAATTCTGCTGAGTTTGAGGTTGAGGAAGATGCCACTAAAACTCAAATCAAAAATGCTTTTGCCAAGAGTTTGAAGAGTAAAAAGATGAATAAGAAAATCCTTTCGGAGTTTGTGGAGTTGGTTGTATGAATAAAAAATTTCCTCTAGAACATCTTGTAATAGAAGAAACAAAAGAAGTATTAATTGTTGTTAATAGTGCCATCACTGCTATGGGTGTTGGTGCTATTAGCAAACAATATTTTCCTGGATATACTTCAAAGATAGTTTCTAAAGAGTATTTAATAAATAAAAAAGAAGATTGAGAATACTAAAAATGAGTAGATTTGGAGATATGGTTCGTGGAAAAAAAGCACCAGAACCAGCACCAGTTCCAGAGGTTGTAGTAGAAGAACTCCCTGTTGTTGAAGAGGTTGTTGTCGAAACACCTGAGGTAGAAACGACGGAATATGAGCCACTTCCTTTGGAAGAAATGACTAAAGATGAGCTTGAGCAATATGGGAGAGAAATTGGTATTGAGTTGGACAAGAGACATAGTAAGGGAAGACTGATTAACGAAATTCTTGAGCATTTAGACAGTTAATCAACTGTCCACTCTGCCCCCGACTCTGCCCCACTCTGCCTTATAATAACTTCAGTTGAAACAAACCACTTACATCATGTCCCTTTCGGCAGACTACATCCGCACTTCTCTCCAGTCTTTGTATGGAGAATCCATCACGACTGGTGATATTCGTGCTTGGTGTGCTATGAATGGTAGTAATTATCAAACTGTGACTAAAAAGATTGAGCAATATAAAGTTGGTCGTGGCAAGTGGAATCTTGAAGTGACACCACAAAAAGTCGAAGAGATTGAGCGTAATTATCAGGCACCTGCTGCTCTGCCTGCTGTTGAGCAAAACCTTATCCCCGAAAAAGATGATACCTTCGTCCGCTTTGGCAACTTCGGTGATGTTAAAAAAATTATTCAGTCCCGCTTGTTCTATCCTACATTCATTACTGGACTCTCCGGCAATGGTAAAACTTTCGCAGTGGAGCAAGCGTGTGCTCAAACGGGACGAGAGCTCATCCGTGTGAATATTACAATCGAAACCGATGAAGATGATCTTATTGGCGGTTTCCGTCTTATTAATGGAGAAACCGTCTGGCATAACGGACCCGTTATTGAAGCCCTCCAGCGAGGGGCAATTTTGCTTCTTGACGAAATCGACCTTGCATCAAACAAAATCCTTTGTCTTCAATCCATCCTTGAAGGGAAAGGCGTTTTCCTCAAGAAAATTGGCAAGTTCGTTAAAGCTGCGGAGGGTTTCAACGTATTCGCCACCGCAAATACAAAGGGAAAGGGATCTGATGACGGACGATTCATTGGAACTAATGTGCTCAACGAAGCCTTCCTGGAAAGGTTTCCAGTGACTTTCGAGCAAGAGTATCCCACTCCTGCAATCGAACAAAAGATTGTCGAAGGTATTGCCCTAGACCTTGGTGTCGAAGATCGAGACTTCTGTAAGCGTCTTGTTGATTGGGCAGACATTATCCGCAAGACCTTCTATGATGGTGGTATTGAAGAAATCATTTCCACTCGTCGTCTGGTTCACATCATCCGTGCCTATAGTATCTTCAAAGATAAGGCAAAGGCAATTGAAGTTTGTGTGAATCGTTTTGATGATGAGACCAAGCAAGCATTCCTTCAGTTGTATGATAAGGTTGATGCCGACTTCGAAATGCCCGTTGACAACCAGGAGCAAAATTGATAGAATTATGAATGCTTGGAGTCTACTTTATGATGAGGTATTAAAAATGCAAACAGATCACTATTTTTCCAATAAATGGGAAGAAGCATTTGACAATTACATCATTAATATTAATGATATTGGTATTGGCAATACTGCGATTAATTCGGAATTCGTGAATGAGTTCAGTAATCAGAATGGTTTTTGGAAGTATGAAGAAGATAAGACTCTGAATGAGATTAAAGATTACATCTCTGGAACATATCAGTCTCACTACACTTCCAAGGAATCAAAGACACAAACTCTCGATTTGATTGAGAGTATTGGTGATGCTGAAGCATTCTGCCGTTCTAATGCCATCAAGTATCTTTCACGATTTGGTAAGAAGAATGGTAAATCTAAGATGGATATTCTGAAGGCAATACATTATTGCGTCCTTCTTTACCATTTCTCTGGTTTACATAAGCAAACCAGTTCCTACCCACAATGAAATTACGAGCCCATACAATGAAACTTTCTGAAAAAACTCTGATTACCCTCAAGAACTTTGCTGGTATCAACAACTCTATTCTTGTGAAAGCAGGAAACAAACTTCGTACTATTTCTGTTGCCAAGAATATTCTTGCCGAGGCAGAAATCAAAGAAGAGTTTGAAAAGGATTTTGCTATCTACGACTTGAATCAGTTTCTAAATGGTCTTAGTCTTCATAATGATCCCGAACTTGATTTCAAAGAAGATTCTTATCTGACTATTCGTGAGGGTAAGCGTCGTGTGAAGTATTTCTTTGCCGATCCTAATGTTATTATTTCTCCACCAGAGAAAGAGATTCAACTTCCTTCTAAGGATGTTTGCTTCCAATTGGATAGTGTAACACTAGAAAAACTTCTAAAAGCAGCAGCAGTTTATCAACTTCCTGATTTCTGTGCTGTCGGTGAAAATGGAGTCATCAAACTTGTTGTTCATGATAAAAAGAATGATACTTCCAATGAATATGCTATTGTAGTTGGTGAAACTGATAAAGAGTTTGTGTTTAACTTCAAGGTAGAAAACATCAAGATTATTCCTGGTGCCTATGATGTTGTGGTATCATCTAAACTTCTATCTGAGTTTACCAATGAATCATACAACTTGAAGTATTATATTGCTCTGGAGCCAGACAGCACTTTTAATTGAATGGATTGTTAATGATGAGTGATTTTATTTGGGTCGAAAAATATCGACCAAAAACAATTGAAGAATGTATCCTGCCAGAAACTACAAAAGAAATGTTTCGACAGTTTCTAAATAAGGGTGAAATTCCTAACATGCTTCTGGCAGGTCCTCCTGGAATTGGCAAGACTACGGTCGCAAAAGCACTATGTAACGAACTAGGAGTAGATTATTATGTCATCAACGGATCCGATGAAGGACGTTTTCTCGATACGGTCAGAAATAATGCGAAAAATTTCGCTTCGACCGTATCACTTACGTCAGATAGTAAACACAAAGTCATCATCATTGACGAAGCAGATAATACAGGGAACGACGTACAACTCTTACTACGGGCGTTTATTGAGGAGTTTTCTACCAACTGCCGTTTCATCTTCACCTGTAACTACAAAAACAAAATCATCGAGCCCCTTCATTCCCGTTGCTCAGTGGTTGAATTCGGAATTAAAGGAAAAGAACGATCCGCAATTGCTGCTCAATTCTTCAAGCGACTCAACTTTATCCTGGACCAAGAACGGTGCGAAGCAGACAACAAAGTCCTCGCAGAACTCATCAACAAACATTTCCCCGACTGGCGACGAGTCCTCAACGAATGTCAAAGATACTCCGTTGGTGGCAAGATTGATGCGGGAATTCTGGCAACGTTTACGGACCTGGTAATCAATGATCTCATTAAAAGTCTCAAAGAAAAGAACTTTACGGAAGTTCGTAAGTGGGTTGTCAATAACCTGGACAATGATATTAGCGTACTTTTTAGGCGTATTTATGATTCTCTTTATGAATCGTTGGTTCCTGGTTCCATTCCTGCTGCTGTGCTTGTTATCGCTAAGTATCAGTATCAGGGAGCGTTCGTAGCAGACCAAGAAATAAATATGCTTGCTTGTTTGACTGAATTGATGGTGGAGTGTGAATTCAAATGAATATGTTTAGGATAAGTCGAAAAAATCTCAGAGAAGAGATTGTGAAGACAACTCCAGAAAATGTGAAAGAAGCAAATGAGGGTTTGTTTCGTGTTAAAATGAATCTACCAGAAGCTG